ATTCCTTTTCAGTTCTAGGATCTCTAAATCCATCTCCATAATTTTTCTGAAATGTTTCTTTTGCTGAAGTCTTTTGCTGTAAAGTATCAGAACCTGTTGTGTCTTTTTTCTCAGTTTCTTCCGGAAGAGTTGGCAACCACCCAATGATCACGGGTTGTTGACAATCAACTCCATCTTTAAAGAAACCAAAAACCCAAAGACCTTCGGCAATTCCAGTTGGACTGCTCTGTGGTGTTGCACCGGTCGTTGGTGGTTGTACGACTTCTGCCCATGGCAAAGCCGATGTTGGGATATCCTTTTGAAATGGACTATGATATCCATGTATTCTTACACGAACTCTGCCCTTTTGTAGAGGATCTATACGATCTTCAACACACCCCCACCACCATCTAAATGTAGGATTTCCTAATGTTGGATTAGGCATATTCATCTCCTATAGAATCTTTAATTGCTTTTACGCGCATAGTATACACAGCGGTTGCTGCTGTTGGTATCACTCCTTGTCGCATAACTATATCGTGTGTTATTTCTACTACTAGGAATTTTCCACTATAAAATATATCAGTTTGTTTCATTTGTACTTTACTTGTATCCAGAACCGATTCGTGTAATGGTCGTCGAAATTCTAGTAAATCACCAACTTTCATTTCACTATTTCCAGGCACAACCATATTTAATGTCATCTGATTTGATAATTGCATAGATGTTAGTCTATTTCCAACCCAATCGTCCTGAAGACCAACTTCATCTTGTCCAGACGCATTTTCAGAACAATCGTATAAAAATCTTTGCTTATTATATCTTCTTACTGCTACTCCACTCTTTGCAATATCATCAAATAATGAATCTTTTGTTGTATCTACTATTGGTTTATTTGATATTTTTGTGTATTGATCTTGTTGTAGGACATGTGTTTTTGAATAGTAATCGCCTGTAGTACTATCAAAGGAAATGATTTCTGATGAATACATTCCTCCTAGTGCGTTGTCTATTGGCGCAAAAGATTCGGAGCCGTGTTTCAATACGCTATACTTTGCATCCGTTATGGTTAGTTCTGGAGTTGGTAAAATGTATTTGTACTTCCATTTTACTTCTTTTTTCTTAAAGGAAGATAGTGGTTTAAAATAAAACTTGTGATCTATATCCTGATAGAAAATAAAATCAACATCTTTTGGATTTTCTGATGCTCTTGCTTGCTTTGACAGATTTGTTATATGGGAAAACACCGAATCGTATGGAAGAACTTTTTTAATTTTACCAACAGATTTTGTAGTTTCACATTTTATATCAAGTTCCTTGCACATTTTTGTCACTATGTCAGAAACAGTATCATCAAAATATCTTGATATCATTCTAGATTCATTGATGAAAACATATTTAGAACTAAAATAACCAATCGCAACGCTGTTTGTAGTTCCTTCTGTTGGTCCGGGCATGTACTTGTAAACAAAAAATTCTTTGCTTTGAATTTCTTTTTCAGAACTATTGCCGAGCATACTATGAAAGGAAAATTCAATTTTAGTCAATCCGTTGAACCCACCAATAACCTGAGATAATCTAGAACTTGCTGTATCAAATACAACAAAAAATCCACGCAAAACAGGTTCAAAGACACTTTCAGTCAGTGATATCTCTTTTATGATATCAGAAACATCAATATCTTTTATTTTAATAATTGGTCTATTTGTATTTAAAACAAGTGGAATCATATCAATCAGCTCTCGCTAATACTTTAAATGAGTTTACATATGTCGAAATATATGTGGGGTTTATTAAAAATATACTTCTTCTGTTTTCGTTTTCTTGTACTTCATAATCGTAATTAGAAACAATATTTTGCTGTCCCTGTGCAATATACTCATTTAAATATGTTCTATTTTCATCACCATCATTTGTATGGTGAACTGCGTACATGTTTTCGTATACTACTCTAGAAACAACTAAGGATGCAATTGTTTTTTGATTTATATCAAGAAATTGAACAGATCCAGAAATAACAATTTCTTCTGTTTTTGTTATTACTATTTTATTTAAATTTCTGTCACATTCTGATACAGTACTTATTTTCCCAGCAGAATTTCTAATATATTTGGTATCACAAAAATTAAATTGATTGTTTATATCAGTTTCCTTGAAAAACAAAGCAATCCTATTGCCATATTTTGATTCCACATATTGTCCCAATTCTTGCGAAGACATTGGCCAATCAAAATAACGACTCTTAATATTATTGACAAGAAGAATTGTCCAGTAGTAATCAACACTTCCGTAATAATTAAAGGATATGCTTTCTGGAGTTTCTCCTTCACCTATCGAATATTGATCTACCAAATTACTTTTGGAAACATCACCAGTAAGTGAAATTCTCTTTAAGATATCTGGAATAACGATTCCATTATATTCAGTAGTTCCTAATTTATTGAAATACATAATTACCTTTACTTTGAGTTGCTTCCATACAATTTTTGAATTGATTGCTGTGTTTGTGGGAACAGCTCTTGCAATTCTATAGTCAATACGGTATGTACTGGTGTGCCATCTGAATGAAATGCTGCCATTCCAGATCCAAATGCGTTTATTGTAAGATTAGTCATTGCACATGGCAGAGTACTAATAATAACATTATTCTGTACATTCAATCTTACTCTAAACAGATATGGAGTAATAAAATTCATATTGCTTTCTAATCTAGGGTGCATCTTTAAACGAAAATCTTCTATCATGAAATTATATTTCTTAGAATCTTCTTTTCTCAATGGAATGAGATCCCAAGTAAATTGAAAATTTCTTAAATTAGATCCTTGAAATAGTAAAGTATTTACTGTATTTTTTGCAATTCCTGCGGACTGTCTAAGAGATTCTACTGCACCGGAACCCACACCAAGAGATCCCACAACATCCAATCCAGCTCCCATTATTGCACCCAATCCTATAGCACCATTATCTGATCCAGAACCTCCACCAGTTTTATCACCAGCAAACAGAGCACTCAATACATCAGAACCCAATTCTTTCTGTTGCCAATCTAAAGAAAATACATTATTCAATTCTTTTGGTAAATGTAAATAATACGACATACTTGCAGGATCATCGGCACCGATTTTGGTTGGTTCTAATATTTCTATTACAGCCCACATACCACCACCAGATTCTTTACCGTTTACAACTGGCGAGCGATTTCCCTTATTCTGTGCAAGAGGGGGCAGCAAATTCAAATATTTACCCAGAGGTTGTGTATTTTGTTCATTAGCCATTCTTGCAATTACTCCATTTCTACTAAATAGTATGTATGTCCTATAAAGGTAAATTTAAACCAAAGAACCCATCAAAGTACTCTGGGGATCATACAAACATTGTGTATCGTTCTCTGTGGGAAAGAAAATTTATGACTTTCTGTGACAACACCGAAAACATAATCAAATGGGCATCAGAAGAACTTCCAATACCATACATATCCCCCGTAGATAAAAAATATCATAGGTATTTTGTTGACTTTATAATAGAAGTAAAAGAAAAGAATGGTGAAGTTCAAACATATCTAGTAGAGATAAAACCACACAGAAAATGCTCGGAGCCTGTGAAAAAGAAGAAGATCACAAAAGGATACTTACACGAAATAGTAGAATGGCAGATAAATAAATCAAAATGGGCATTCGCAGAACAATTTGCCAATAAACGAAATTGGAAGTTTAAAATTATAACAGAGAAAGAACTATTTGGTGGAAAAGAACCAACAACCGACGAACTCTGAGGATGCTCCCAAGAACGCAGCAAATTGGTTCAAAGAAAGTATTAAAGGTATTGTTAAAACTCAAAAAGGAAAACCATCCGATTATAAAGAGTTTTTGCAAGATAATGAGAAAAATGTACGCAGAAAGCTGCTGGGACAGGTTTTACTTTTCAACTATAGACCCACTTCCAGAATACGGGTATATGATAAGTTTCCATTAGTAATAGTCACTGGAATGACGGGAACTGGGTTTTCTGGTATAAATTTGCATTATATCCCACCAATGGACAGATTGAAGATTGTATTGATGATGGACTCTCTTTTATATAATAGAAAAGAAGAAGATCCTCAAAAAATGCGTATTAAGATATTGTCATTATTTAATAAGAAAATCTTTGCTAAATATTACGGAACAGTATTTAATCAATACACTACTGCTAATATTTTTGGAAAACCTAAAATAACGACACCAGAAGAATGGACAAATTTTGCTTTTCTTCCCGTATTCAAGGGAATCAATCCAAGTAGATTATATTCCGAGATTCTAAAGGAAGTAAACAAATAATGGCAAACTTTTCATCAGTAAATGGACAATCTGCAACTCTTCTAGCAACAAAGGGATTAGTTAGACCTAATCGTTTTTCTGTAAACATTAGTTTTCCGAATACACAAGGAATTACTAAATTTCAGGAATATGTGGAGAGTGTTGAATTCCCAGCAATGGCAATTGGTACAGCAGATTATCAATACAACACACAACCAATTCTCAAAATACCTTATGCAAAACTTCCCGCACAAACATGCAATATAACATTCAGATTAGATGGAAGCGGCAATCCGGTAAAGGCATTATATGATGCTATAGAACAGATTGTCTCTTATGCTAGTGGAGATTATTATGTGGCATATGCAGAAAGTATTTGGGGCGACATAATAATAAATGCACTAGATATAAAAGACATACCAATATACAATTTAACATTATCGAAAGTGTTAATAACAAATATAGATACTACACAATATTCATTCGATGAGAGAGATTCTTACTTGAAGCAAACAGTATCATTTGCATACCAAGAAGCGGAAGTTCAAACCGGCGGAAAGTGATTAAAATATACCCTTTAGGAGATTAGATAATGGCATTACCCAAGATCGACTTTGTAACATATGAATTGAAATTGCCCTCTAGCGAGCAAAAAATAAAATATAGACCATTCTTAGTAAAAGAAGAAAAAATTCTTCTGATTGCTGCAGAATCCAAAAACAACGAACAGATTCTATTAGGTCTAGAACAAGTAATCACAAACTGTTTATTAGATCAAGTTGATATAAGCATCCTACCTTCTTTTGATGTTGAGTATATCTTTCTGAAGATCAGAGAGAAATCTATGGGAGAAATTATAAAGGTAAATATAGTAGATCCAGAAGAAAAGAAGAAATTTGAAGTAGATGTGGATCTGAGCAAAGTTGTAGTTAAGAGATCACCAAAACACGAAAAGCGAATAAAGCTATCGGAAAATATGTTCGTTGAGATGAAATATCCAACAATGAAAACAATCATGTCGGTGGATGCTACTAAGCCACTCATCGAGAATGGATTTGATATATTGACTAGTTGTATCGATAAGATATACGATAAAGATGTTGTGTATGCTTCGAAAGACTACACTAAGAAAGAACTTCAAGAATTTATAGAACAGTTCCCACAAGACATGTACGACAAGATTGGTAATTTCTTTGAAACCATGCCGACGCTATATTACGAAAACGACGCAATATCTCCATATACAAATAAAAAGATAAAGGTAGTACTGGACAAATTTATCGATTTTTTCAATTAGGGCTTACTAGTGAATCTCTTGAAAACATGTATAGAACCAATTTTATACTAATTCAAGAACACAAGTATAGCCTAAGTGAATTGGAGAATATGATACCTTGGGAGAGGGAAATCTATTTGAATATGTTAATTAAACATGTCGAGGACATAAATAAGAAAAGAGACATGCTGAATAAGAAGAAATAACATGGAAAAAAGCAGTAAACCATTACCAAAGACAAATACCGGAACAAAGGGGTATGGAACTGTAGTTGGCAATATTGCTAAAATGGTATTAGGAAAACAGTCTGATATGTCAGCAGCGACTAAAGGTCGCCGACCAGCCAAATCTCCCAGAAAAAGACAGAATAGAAATGTAGCCAAACCCGAAAGAACTGGCACTCCAGCAGAAAACGCTGAAAGAGTTGTAGGGGGTTCTACTGTAACTAAACCTACTAGTATAACATCTGGTGATAATTATACTAAAAAGGCACTGGACATTTACACCAATCTAGTAAATTTTGTCAAGAAAAGTGTAAATGATTTAGTACAAAAAACAAAAACTATTGTTGGTATGTCTAAGGATACTGGCGTATCTTCTTCAGTTGGAGCATCGAAAAGCGCATCTGTAAATCCTTCTATAGAAGAATCGCGAGAAACTGCGGAAGGCAAAGAGAAAGAAATTCAATTAGAATCTGAACAAGTCTCTCTGTTAGAGAAGATTAAAAAAGTATTAGAAAAAATATTGAAGAAAAGCGGTGGTGGTGGTGAAGGTGGGGGAGGACTGCTTTCTTCCTTGGGAGATGTTGCTGCAATAGCATCGTTGGTGCCTGGTAAAGGTAAAATGATGGGTGCATTAGGAAGAAAAGCAGTACCACAGATGGTAGGTCAATTTGCAGGTATTGCAAAGTCTGGGGGGTTAGCAAAACTAGCCAATGCACGCGGTGCAAGTCCAGTAGTAAGTACCTTGGCTAAAAAATCTGATTCTGTAGTTCGAGGAGTTGGTGCAGTAAAAACTAAGGTGGCAGAAACTGCTACTAAAGCAGCCGGAGCAGTTACGAGCAAAGGGGCTCAAATGCTTGGGATGGGTACAAGTTTGGCTAGCAAAGGTGCTACAGGATCGGTTGCAGGAGCCGGTGTTGCAGGAGCCGCTGGAATGACTGGTGCCGCTGGAGCAGGAGCCGCTGGAATAACTAATGCCGCTGGAGCAGGAGCCGCTGGAGCAACTAGTGTTGCTGGAGCAGCGGGTGCTGCTGGCGCGGCAGGTACAGCAGGAAAGAGTGCAGGATTCTTTTCGCGAACATTTAGTGCTATGGGTGAACTAGCGTCTGCTCCAGCCGCTCTGGGAAAAGCAATTGCTAATCCAAAGGCATTCTTAGCAGGACCTGGTGGCAAATTGATGTTAAAAAGTATAAAAGGTAGCGCACTGATCTCTGCCGTTTTAGAACCACTCGTTGCAGCCTATAATATAAGCAACATCAAAAATGATCCAAATTTGAGTGTTGAAGAAAAGAAAAAAGCAATTGGTATAGAATTAGGTAAAAGACTTGGTTCTGGTCTTGGTGCTATCATTGGCGGTGCTGTTGGTACGCTTGGAGGACCAGTTGGAATGATTCTTGGTGGATTGATTGGTTCTCTTGGAGGAGAATATTTGGGTGGTGCATTAGTAAACGCAATTGGACCGACTGGTGTGTATGATTTTGCTGCCAGTATACCCGGTATTGGTCCAATGATACAGGTAGAGGAAAGAAAACCTAAGCAAGATGCTCCTATTGGCTCAGTTGGGCCAGCACATCCTGAATATGCAGACTTACCATCCATGTCTCAGGCAATGCAGAAGCCTACTACAGTTCCAAGCACAAGAACACCACAGTCCCTAACTCCTGCTGCTGGAAGCAGCCCAGTAACGCCTAGTGCGGTTGCCGCACCATCTGGTAAAGCATTGCAGACACAAACACAGCAATCTATAAATTCGGGTATACAGCAACAAGCCGAAGCAAGACAACCTATGGCTTCTATTGCGCCTGGAAATACTGTCGTTAACAATTATTACAACACTACTACCAATAGTTCACCTTCAGCCGAATCTAGTGCGCCAAACATGACTGCATCTCCAGAACCATCTATGCAAAGTATGTTGGCTGGCAATGTTGGTGGCGTAAGTACATAAAAAAAGGATGATCCGAAGATCATCCCTTTTGTGAAACTATTTAAATTTAAACTCAGTCTTCCTTAGCCAACTTCTCGAAGTACGAGAGAGCATTCTCTTCTTCTGCGTCTTCATCGACAGCGATCTTCTTTTCAGACATCTTAGGAGCAGT